TGTAATCCTTGGATGAATTGGCTCAGCGCCTCGTTTTCAGCCTTGAACCGATCAAGATCCACCAGCACAGCAGCCCAGCTGTCGAAGCCATTGGCCTCGCGAAGGGAAACCATGTGAGCCTTGAACTCGGCCATAGCTTCGTTCTCGGCGATCAGGGCCAAGACCGCGCCAGGATCACAGGCCGCAATGAACTCAGCATCCGGAATGCTGAAATAGGGCCGATTGAAGCACTCAGCGGTGTACCACCGCCCTTCTCCCACTTCGCGGCCCCAGTTCTTCGCCTCGGAGGCGGATCGCTTCAGTTCGGTGTAGTCGCTCATGTCCGCATCCCCGGATTACCCTGCCGCTTGATCTCAATTCCAAACGTGCGCAGACGACGCAAAACCGTCTGCTGACTGACGCCGAAGACCTCGGCAATCCGGCGCGACGGCGTGTTGGTCTCGTACATCAGAATCATCCGCTGATGCTGATCATCTGTGAATGGGATCAGGTTTTCATGATCCATGTTTACGGTATCGCTCATAGCGCCACACCCCTTGTAGTGGTCGGTCAGGTGGGACTATAATCGCGACAAATAATCGTTATGTCAACCGGATAAATCTATGAAGAAGAGTATTGAGCAAAAGCGCTCGCTGGCGAAGAAGAAAACCATCTCGCAAGAAACGGCCAGTCGTCTGTCAAAAACCCCGTGGGGCGAGGCATTGCGCAAACTGGTATTGGCCGCTGGCAACCCTACCGAGCTAGCCAGTAAACTGGGCGTCGACCCTCAATCGGTTCGCAACTGGATTTACATGGGCGCAATCCCGAAAGTATGGGCCATCAAGGCGGCAGAGGTTTTTGGTGGCAGCCCGCAAGATCTTCGCCCCGACTTAGCTCCTGACGCCTGGATCATCAAGGAAATAGAGCCAAAGCCAGCACGCCAACCGGTAGCCCGCTCCGAAGATGCCCGCCTACTCCTGACACTGGCCGAAAAATACGGCAGCGTGAAAGCCCTGTGCGCCGCAGCATTCTGCACTCCTGGCGATTTCCACACCTGGAAAACTCGCGGTCGCATTCCGGCGATTAAGCTGCCTACGTTTTTGGCGTTGCAGCGGTGAGTATCGTCGGAGCGGTGATTTTCCTTTGGGGGTTTGCCACGTCAGCCAGCGCTTTTGGCTCGCTGGATAAACCACTATGGGCAATGACGCTTGCGCTAGGCGGAGGCGTTATTATGTTTTGGGGGCTTGCGCCATGAGCGGACAACTCGTCCCGAAATCAGTAGTCGACGATGCCAACCGCGATATCGTCGACGTGGTACGCGGCTACCTTCCGGAGCTAAAGAAGGCTGGCAAGGACTGGGTGGCGTGCTGCCCATTCCATAATGAGAAGTCGCCCAGCTTCTCCGTCTGTGAATCCAAGGACTTCTTCTACTGCTACGGTTGCGGCGCGTCAGGTGACGCCGTGAAGTTCGTCATGATGCATCAGGGGCTGTCGTTCCGCGATGCTGTGAAATCCATCTTGGGCGAGCTTAAACTTGAGGGCGCCAGCGTTGCGCGGCGAGCGCGCACCATCAAGGCCATCCGCTGCGACCTCCCCGCAAGCGCCGAAGACCGCGAAAAATCCGCCGACGTGATGTCGCGCACCCATCTTGTAGAGCAGCATATCTATCTCATGCGAAACAACACAGCTTCCAATACTCCATGCGCCGTGAATGGAAAAGGTATCCTTATGGTTCCAATGATTAACAACATCGGCGAAACGGTGAACGTGGCCGCAATCTTGGCTAACGGGTCGGTCAACTACGCCGCTGGTAAGCCATCATTCGGCACCACAGCAATCCTTGAGCCAGAAGGCGAGCATGACGGCAAAACGATCATCTGCACCGACTACGCGCACGCCTGGCGCATCTGGTGGGCTCAGCGTGGAAAGTCCCGCGTCTTGGCTTGCATGGATGTCGATAACTTCCGCTGGATGCTGATCAGTTGCAAGGACCGGTACACGCACGTCGGCTGTGATCCGTCCGAAGCCGACGAGCATATTGAATATGGTCGCGGCGTTGTCGCTCTGCCAATCGAACCGTATGCCAAACTTGACAGGATTACAGCAACCGCATAGCCTCGCAAATACCGGAACGCTCCTGTCAAGCTGCAAAACCGGCACCCTGTCTTCGGATGGGGTTTTTTGTGGGTGCGAGAAAGTGCGGGCGTAAAAAAGCCCCAATCAAGGGGCTTTAAATATCTTCGAGTTTAAGCATGCCATTTATTAATTTTTTCATACTCACCCACTACATCTCCATAGCCAAGTGACTCAAGCAGATCACAAAGAACGTCATCTGCATTGATATGCGCTATCTCGGTATCGCCATTTTCTTGCTCATCTTTCAAACGCTGAATTGCTTCTTCTCTGGTCATTCTGCCCTTACCTCTGTTCGTTTCGATGGCTCAATAATCGCACCACATAATAATTATGTCAACCATCAAAATAGAAAAAAGGCCGAATTAACGGCCTCTATCTTCACTCTGGATCTTCGTTTGGTTCGCCTGGGTCGCTCATGTCTGGAGAGTGGCAGGCAAAGCCAGTACCGAAGCATTCCGGACATTGATCGCCAAGCGGATCTGACCATGTCGGATTTGTAGAGCCATTGCCATCGCAATATTCGCATGACTCGCGCTCGTCAGGCTCATCATCCGGCTCAAGCTGCCGATCGCCGATGTACGGGTTCATTTTCCATCCCCTTCAAAGTGCCGGTCACATTCAGCCTTTGCCGCATCCAGATCGGTAAACGGGCGACTGATAAAATCACCCTTAAGGCTTGGCCGGTAAAAGGTTTCCTCGCCAGCTCGATACTTGCCGATCTTGTAGCCTTCATCGCTGACTAGCAGATGGGGCGTTTCACGGCGCCAGATCATTTAAGCAGCTCCGTCCGAACGATCTTGACCGACTTGTCAGCATCGAATGCCAGTCGGACTTGGCGACCGCTGATGCCGGTTACGTTGACCTTTACGATGTCGCCATGGATGTCGCCGTACAAATTCGCCCAATGCGGATACTGAACGCCGTCATCCTCGAAAACCACATAGATCTTCTTCGGATGAACCTCGCGAACAGTCATTGTCACGTTGTCGCCGATCTTCACTGATTCGCCTGCGCGGCGGGTTAGGATTACTGCCATGGTGGATCTCCTTGAAAATAATGGTTATTTACTTAAATTTGCGCGTTCAAACCACGCTTCTTGAGCGATCTGGATTTTCTGCTTGCGGAGAATTGGCGTAGACATCCACCATTTATCAAACTCGACGTTGTCGTCCACCGCTACCGGTGCGGGCTGCTCGGCGTAGAGCGGTATTAGCGTTCCTTTTGGGTTCTGACTTCCAAAGGCGTAGCAACACTCGTCCTTAGTGAGCGTCTTGGCGACATCCGCCTTAATCCACGCCACCGGCTCGCCCTGGGGCTGGGCGGCGGGTTCTCCATTCCATTGTTCAGCTGCCGATGCAGCTTTGTCGTATCCGGCGGTTTTTGCGCCGCAGCTAGTTCATTCAACGTAATACGCCTTAGCCAGTAGGGCGTTTGAAGAATTTTTAAGCTCAGAAAATCTTCCGCTGCAACTAGCGCAGGCATTCAGATGTGGTACTTCATACCCGCCGATAGCTGCCTTTACAGGAACTTCCAGCAGGGTGCGCAGCTTTTCAAGGGCCGTCAGCCGCCCGCCCCTTTCGATGTCAGAGATGATTTCTTGAATGCGCTCACGCGGCACGCCGTCAATCGTTTGGTTGGTGGTCATGGCTTCACCGTTTCGTCAGTTTAGCGTCCCACTCACTGCCTGATTGAAGGTCTCTTGTAAGCTCCTCCAGCTCCGAGATGCTTAGATGATCGCGGATCAGAAGGTATAAATTTGCATGCGTCAATGCTTCTTCAAGCATGCCGGAGCGCACAAGGATCATTTCATTTGGATCAATGCTCATGAATCACCTCAGCAAATCAGTTGTGCCAGTGCCAGCAGGCACCAGCAGTAGGCGGGGAGTTGGGTTTTCATCGTGCACACTTCGGGCAAGACGGCTTGCCACCAATCCCGAACAACTCTTCCGGCGTGTAATCGCCAGCGTCCAGCAAAGCCTGTTCTTCGGCTGAAACCGTGCAGCACTCTGCTGGCTTGAGTGCGGCACTGGCAATCATCTGGCAGACCTCAACGGATGGCTCTGGTATTTCCCGCTCAGCCTCGATGTAGGCCACGCAGCGAGCGCTGATCTTCTTTAGTGCGGTCTCCAGCACATCCGCCCGCTCATCCGCTGCGGTCAGTAGCACCTGTAGTGCGTCACGCTCGGCAGTGACCCGGTCGAAGTCTTCGGAAGTAACCCAGTTACCCTCGGGATTTGGCTTCATCATCGTGCCGATTGGGGTTTTCTGAATCAGATATCGCTTCGCTTCACTCATGACCCACCTCCCCAGCTTTGGCGCTGGACTGGGCGCAGGCAGACCAATATTTCCATCCGTCCTGAGCCATACAATAAATATATTCTCCGTCACTATCGCGATGAAATTCGCTCTCTAGGTCTCGACCCTCAAGACCACAACTATTGCGATGGTAATCTTCAAACAACTCCCGCTCCTTAGCCTCGTCGTAGATGGGTTGCGGCGGGGATGGGGCGGCCAGAATTACGCGCAAATCCTCACGCACAAGGTCGCTGTCATTTTCAGAAGGCGGAACCTGCATTGGTGCGTGTTGCGAAAGGTGCCTGGTCAGCGCCTCAATTGCGCGAGCAACCAGGGTTGCCGGCACCAGCTTGAATTCAGTAGTCATTTGCCTTCTCCCGGCCGCCCATCTTCAAAAATCCGACCAGCCGCAATCGGCTGATACGAAATCTGAAAATCCAGGCAGCTGTTGTCTTCGAAGTGAAAACGCAGGACATCTTTTGACGGATGACCCATGTAGCCTTGGTTAGCGCGAGCCCTGGCTAACGGGTCTTCGGCCTCAAGGCATTGTTGAGCGATTGAGCGGATCATTTCGGCACTCCTTGTTGGGTGTAATCGAATAATAGACACGCATATCTATTATGTCAACTACAGTTTCCACAATACCACGCCGATTAGGTACGGCCAGATTAGGCATAGGCCGACGATGCCGACCCACTCCCAGGCTGAGTATTTCTGGCTTCCGCTGACGATTCCAGATGAGATCCAGCCCAGGATTAGGCTGCCGATCATTAGGTAGAGGGTTAGCATGGCTTCACCTTCAGGCCGAGTGACTCAATGGCTTTCTCACAGTCAGCCGCATATTGGCATTCGTCAAAGTGGTCGCCGCCGTAAAACGGGCTTGTGTAATCAGGAAGCTCCACCTCAATGGCTGCGCGGGAGGCTTGCCAGGCCTCAAATGCAAGTAGAGTCCTTGGGCATTCGTAAAACTGTCCGACCCCGGGGATGTTCCGGTACTCAAGATCCATGGACATTTTCCGCGCCCACGCTTCAAACTGGACATCCATTGCCTTATTCATTAGCAACTCCCAGACCTTTTTCTTTTACAGCCTCGATTGCCATATCTCGGATTTCGTACGAGGTGGTCCCTCCGCAGCAGTCGTACTCTGTGGGAAGGTCAATAACTATGGTTTTCCTCGAGGCCTGCCATGCTATCCAGCAGAAATTCAGCGTATGTCCGCAGTAATCCCCATTCGCGAACCTAGATAGACTTTCTTCCGCCCATCCTTCGAGAGCCCACGCCTCAAACTCTTCCCGTATTTGCTCAGTGCTCATTTTTGTTGCTCCTGTCGTATCAATTATGCTTCGTAAAGGTCGCTGATTTTGCGCCACTCTTTGACCAGTTCGGAAATCTCCCGCTGATATTCCCACCAGCATTCCGTGTAGCGAGCTGTGTAGCGAAATTTTCCGTGGATTTGCTTGATCTTTGCTTCGATTTGCTCTTTGGTCATAACCACACCTCCAATCTCTGCACGGCCAGCGCCAATCGCTCGCCATCTTCTCGACTCAACCGATCGCCACGCTCAAGCATCGACCTGGCAGCCTCCCAGATCAGCCACTCGTGACGAATATCTTTGCTCTCTTTGTGCTCCTGCTCATGTCTGGTGATGCGATTTTCTGTCCAAACGAACGTTTCTCCGTCGATAAACGAGCCAAAAACACCGGTTTTCTGCATTTTCATCAAAAAACCATTACGCAGCTCATCGATCCGAAACTTCCGAAACTTGAGGTCTTCGGCGGTGATCGGAACCTTGATCCCGTACTGGGCGCGAATGGCTTCTTCGAATGTCATGCGATGGCTACCTTCCCGGCTGCGTTGAGGATCAGTTGCCCGTTGAGCAGCATCGAGTCAATGCGTGCGCTCGCCATCTTGAACGAGGCTGGCATTGCCTTGAATGGCTTCCTGTTCTTCGCCTGGAGCGCCGCCGCACGTTTCTCCATCGGCGCCCTGGTCAGCACCTCGATAATGGTTTCTTCCTCGGCCTGAGTACCTGACTCGCCTGCGCTGTTCAGGATGCCCTTGATGTGATCGGCTAGGCCCAGCACCAGATCAATCGATTCCTCAATGATCCACGTAGGAATTATCTCGGACACCTTGCAATCGTTCGACAGGCACTCGATCACGTAAATGTTTCCGGCGATCTTCATAACGTGCGTTTCGATCTTTGCCAGCCACCCCATCATCACCATCTCGCCAGCCATCTTCAGGTCATAGAGATATGACTCAGTCGAGTTCTTGGCTTCGCGCAGGATCCGATATCCCTCATCAGATGCTCTGATGCGAATAAGGTTTTCCGGATCCATGATCACCCTGGCGTCATCGTCAGCCGCGTATTGCTTCAGCACGCTATCCGAGTACATGTCGACACACGCCGCACATGCACGCTCAAACGATTCCTTCTCGCTGCGCGTCGGGAAATGCCCCTCGTTGCGACGAAAGCCAATCGGATCGGGCTCGGCCAGGTAGATAAATCGCTCGGCCATCCCAGAGCCGCCAGAAGCCGCCAGGACGCGCTTGCTACTGCCAGGCTGGGCGATTATCACCACGCAGCCCTGAACCATCCCAGTGAACGCCTTACGACCAGCTCGCATGCCAGACACGTACTCGCTGGCGTAACCCTTCAGGATCAGCTCGTTGGTGCTGGAGAATGACCCGGACTCAGGGAACAGCGATTGCAGACCAGACTGCTCGGCGCTGGACACGACAAAACGACCTTCGGAGCACCCGGAAAGGAAGCCGTCAATCGAAGCCGACGTACCATCAGATGTCTCGCTGAACGTGCGCTTAATGTGCTGCTCAGCCGGTATGTCCTTTTCCTTTAGTTCACGGTTAATCCCGCCGACTTTCTTGTTGTGCTGCGCCACGCCCAGGCGATAAGGCTTCATGCCGACATCGAGCAAGTAGCTCTTCATCATGGCGGGAGGCTGTTCGATGATCGTGTACATTCCCAGCGACACGCATGAATCCGTCGAGTACTGAGTGGCAAACGCCGTCGACACCGAGCAACTTGCTGACGCCAGCAAAGCAAAGAACGAACTCACTTCAGGGAATTCAATCTTGTTATGCACGACCCGCGCCAACTTGCCTACCGTCGTGTTTGCGATTCGGTCACTCAGCTCAAGCAATGTCGGAATAAACTCGGCGTCATCAACAACTTCCTTTTTCACACGCGGCTTATATTCGCGGCGCGGCTTAACGTCGACAGGAACAGGAATATCTTTTGTCGGCGCAACTTCAATGACGCCAATATCAAACGATGATATTGAAAAGTCGTCGTCGTCCGGCATCACTGTCGAATACAACTCGACAGGAGGCATATCTATTGTTGGCGGATTGCTAATATCGATATCCATTATTCGATCCGCCAAATGCGATAGCCATCACCCTCTTTGCGGCGCGTCATACGAAAGCCGTTTTGATGCCATTTTGCGAAGGAGTAGGCCGCGCTCGCGCAGCATTCTACCTCGGCAAGCGAATCAAAATACCGGCTGCCACCAATCGGCCAGTCCTCAAATCGGTAGCGGTTCACCTTCGGAATTGGAACGCCTTCTTGTAAATCCATAGCAAATCTCTCCGGAGTCTTATGTTTCTTACGCAAACCGGATTATGAGCACACAAGATGCGCAAGTCAAACTCTTTGTTCCCTTAGAGCCCTTAGATCTCTCCAGACTCTTTGCTCTCTTTGTGGTCCCCCTGTGCCCGTAAAAAGAGCACAGGTCTAGCCCACGGAATACGTGGCCTGTAGCGATTCTGTGCTCTTGTGCTCCTTTTTTTAAAAAAACACCCTTTTTCTATATGAATGATTTCCATTACCAATAACTACCCACTTTTTTGGATTTGCGAATGTGCGAATGACGGGCACAGGAGCACAATTTGATAGAAATCGTCTGGAGGCCACGTAATACAAGGCCTGGAGCTGTGCTCTTTGGACGGGCACAGCGAGAGCACAGCCGAGCACAGCAATTCCTTACTCAGAAGTCAGGTTTTAGATTTAGGGCTGAAATCTATTTACTAGCGGGTGTTGACATGAATCAGTTTGTGGGCGATTATGGATTCGTGGTGAATGAGCAGGTCGATTTCTAGAGTCGCCCTGTCCATATCCGATGACTGCAAGGAACCAGATTTGCCGCGACATTGGATGAACTGGCACGGCCCACCAATCAAAAGGGGTGCCAAACTTTAAACGCTCTTTAAATCTGAAGTTGTTATTCGCATGGTCATTGTTTCGAATTAGTTCGCCATAGAGTGCTAGGCTCTTAACGTGATCAATGGTAGATAAGTCTGCAGACAGCAGTGACCAGCCGAATAACAATTACACCAACCGACAGGAACAAGACCATGCACGAATCTGCAAAGTGTTATAACGGTGACATGCTTGTTGATGTGATGGATATGGGCGACCACTACTTGGTCAAATGCACAAACTCACTTTATCGCATCGACATCGCCACAAATTCAGTAACTAGAATCCTGTAACCGAATAACCAACGCCGCCGCTACACCGTCAGCACATCGGTAAAACCTGCAAAGTTTGCTATGACTCCGCTCCAGCGGATAGCGCAATGTAGGAAATGTGTCAGCCAGACATATCATGTCCATTTATCAGTAGTCGCGCTGATGGCGAAAGAGCGATAGACTTGAGATGCGTGATGTAGGACGCCAGCCCGCAGATGCGGAAATCGTCTTTATCGGAAAGACTGCCGGCATGAAAAAATACACCGTCTCCCCTTGCAATTTCGAAAGCCGGGACGAAGCGGAGATAAGCGGTGGTAGTCTTTACCGATGCAGATGAATGCGCAGGCTGATGCGATAATCATGAGATGGAGAGATCACCCGGTGTAGCGATACGGTGCGGGTGTAGGGGCCGAGATGGGTATGGTTAGGTCCACGGTGATTTATAAAACGAGGCGACACCACCAGCGCGCCTATCCACTCGATGCCGGAGATCAGCACCGGCCATCTACATCACCCACCATCGACAATGCCAGCGCAGGACCTGAAATCCTGTTAGCTTGTGGTGGTAGCCATTAGGCGTCACGTGGGGAATGCATACCGAAGTTCCACGCAAAGCTACAGGGTATGTCAGACGGCAGGGATCAGTTACCGCCGAGGGCTCGGAGCCTCGATAAAAATTCCGAGGCTGATTCGCCGCAAGGCAAAAAGAGCAGGATGGTTCAATTCCATCTCGTTGGCCGAGATCTGGTGAAGGATCCATGGTTCGAATCCATGGCGCGAGCAATCGTGATGACAGTACTCCAGTCGGTATGGAGAGGCCACTAAGCCCGCAACCTCACGGAAGCGGGCTTTTTCATTTCCTAGGGCGTGATATAGTTCTGGCATCTATCCACTTTCGTGACAGGCGAAAAATCATGGGCCGAAAAACACAGATAACCTTGAAGTCGCCACTGATGATCCTATGGGCATCGCAGTGCTTCGACTCAGGCCAAATCCTTTGGAGAGGCGGATATCCGCAGGTCGTAGATCGCGTTTATCACAGCGGTGGGTATGGGATCGCTACGCTTTCCGAGGTCGCATACAGATGACTCCTGAGCAGCAATTACTCTTTGATCAGCTGACTGCTCTCCAGAAGAAGCTGTGCACCATCCTGATTGGCAATCCAGCATTGAGCCAGAGAGAGGCTTACTACGCTGCTGGCGGCAAGGCAAAAAGCGATGATGTGGCAGATGCGTCGGCAAGCGAGATCCTAGCCAATCCCAAGGTAAAGCCATTCATGGAATCCATGAGATTGCAAGCAATAGATGATGCAATCATGACCCGTGAAGAAGCGCTTAAAACCCTGTCCATGATTGGCCGCACGCACCTAAAAGACATCGTTAAATTCAGCACCGTCAACATCGGCAAAGATCTGGAGACTGGCGCCGACCTGAGCCAAACAGCCTGGGAGATCAATGCCGACCTGCAAGAGACTGACAGCGACAAGCTAATCATTATCTCCGAGCTTGAGGTTGGTAAGTTCGGCCCGAAGATCAAAACCCATTCGCCGGTTGCTGCCATCAAGCAGCTTGCTGAAATGCAAGGCTGGAATGCTGCGACCAAGCATGAGATCACCGGCAAGAATGGGGGCCCTATTATGACCAGCCACAGCGACTTCTACGCGGACGACGATGATGGCGAAGGCGAGTCTTAATCCGGCGCTGCGCTCGTTCTGGCGGCGCAAGACAGCTCCTGACGGCCACCCTGTACGCATTCGTGTGCTTCCAGGTGGTCGTGCCAGTTCGAAGTCACACGACGCCGCAGGGCAGGCAACGTTCCTGTCGCACAACTACACGACCAAGTTCCTTTGCGCCCGCCAGTTCCAAAACCGGATAGCCGACTCTGTTTACGCGCTGCTGGTGTCAAAGATTGATGGCTTTGGCCTGACCGAGCATTACAAGATCGGCGAGTCATCAATCATGCACCGCGAGACCAATTCTGAATTCCTGTTCTATGGCCTGGCGCGCAACCTGAACGAGATCAAGTCCATTGAGGGTGTCGACATCCTTTGGCTTGAAGAGGCGCACGCACTCACTAAAGCGCAATGGGAGATCCTTGAGCCGACCATTCGTAAGGAGGGTTCGCAGATTTGGGTGATTTTCAACCCGAACTTGGCTACCGACTTCGCCTGGCAGTTCTTTGTAGTCAATCCGCCACCTGGCACGATCATTCGCCACATCAACTACGACGAGAACCCATTCCTGTCGCAGACCATGCTCAACGTGATCAATGCGGCCAAAGAGCGCAGCGAGCGTGAGGGTTCCGACGACTTCAATCACATCTATCTTGGTCAGCCAAGATCTGATGATGCTCGCGTGGTTATCAAGCGGTCTTGGATTGAGGCGGCGATTGATGCGCACCTAAAGTTGGGCTTCTCTGATGATGGCGCCAGCGTGCTGGGCTTCGACGTTGCAGACAGCGGCGCAGACAAGTGCGCCAACGTCCACGCCAAGGGCTCTGTAGTCTATTGGGCCGATGAGTGGCATGGTGGCGAGGATCAGCTGCTGAAGTCCTGTGCGCGCACCTACAAGGCCGCAGAAGAGCGTGGTGCGATGATCCGTTATGACTCCATCGGCGTAGGCGCTGGCTCTGGTGCCAAGTTTGACGAGATGAATGATGATCCTGGCCGCAGTCGTCATCAGCGCATCAAGTACGACAAGTTCAACGCTGGCGCCGGAGTGTTTGAGCCCGATAAGAATTATCTCGCAGACCGTATGGCCTCCGTGAAGAACAAAGACCACTTCAGCAACCTGAAGGCGCAGACGTGGTGGCTGGTGGCCGACCGCTTCCGCAACACCTATGATGCCGTGCACAACGGCACCGTCTACCCCGTTGACGAACTGATCAGCCTGAGCAGCGACATGCCATTCCTCGAAAAGCTCAAGACTGAGCTGAGTACGCCTCGTCGCGACTTCGACAAGAACGGTCGCGTCAAGGTGGAGAGCAAGGAGGATCTGGCTAAGTCGAACCGCGAAGGTGGCCCGCAGCCCTCCCCCAACATCGCCGATGCATTCGTTATGTGTTTCGCTCCGCATGTCGCTCCAATGAAGATCAACAAGGAAGCACTCGCCAAAGCCGCGATGCGCCGATAGACTCTCACTAACAAACCTGGCAGGAGAATTGCAATGGCTGATAAAGAACAAGCACCAATCGCGGAAGAATCGCAGGCAGTGAAGAATCTGCTGTCCGTTATCGAGACTCTTGGCGACTCGCTGAGCAATGCTGATCGCGCCAAATTTGAAGGCTTGCTTGAGCGCGCCCGTGCTGCTGATGCCATTCAATCCAAATAACCAATATGCTGGGGTTCCCTATGGTCGAATTGTCTACCACGATGCCTAACAAGCTAGGTCTTGACTGCTCAGAGGAAAATATTGAGCGCGCCGAGAAGCGTCTTGATGCTTACCGGGTTCAGTTGCACGTAACGACCTTGGGCATTCTAGAGCTGGAACACCTGCTGGCGATGCTGAATGCCAACGTGGAGAATCTGCCGACCATCGTGGTTAAGGCAATGACTGCGCTGGCCGAGTCCGTTGGTGTTGAGCCGCAAAAGCATGAAGTAACTGTTGTCCCAGCCGAGACCATCATTGGCGCCGATGGCGTCATTGGCAACTGGCCTCGCCATAGCGGGATCTACTAATGGCTAAGCGCGACAAAGAAAAGCCAGCCAAGAAGGTCAAGCCGAAGATCAAGGCCAAGCCGCTGCCTGTTGCTGCCAATGCGCAAGTAAAACCAACAGCCGCCGACCGCTCGCGCAACCTGGCTATCGCTCGCTCCAAGGCTGCCGAAAAGCCAGTCACCCCGCGCTTTGCGGTCAAGCCGCCTGACCTGATGCCTGGCGTGGTTCCTGCTGGCAAGACCTCGGCCATCGCGATGGACTACGCGCCTGGCGTGTACGACTTCGCGTCGTTGTCGCTGGGTGCCGACTTCCAGGGCTTCCCTGGCTACCCCTACCTGGCGAACCTGGCAACCCGTGCCGAGTACCGGGCATTCGCGTCGACCATGGCATCCGAGCTGTTCCGCGAAGGCATCAAGTTTTCCAGCAAGGCCGTCGACTCTCGCGGAACTGCCGAGGACAACCCTCGCATCGCTGAACTCGAAAAGGCCGTCAAAGAATTCAACCTGCTGGGCGTATTCCAAACTGCTGCCGCTCAAGAGTGCTTCTTTGGTCGCGGCCAGATCAGCATCAACATCAAGGGCGCAAATGATTCCCTGCCGCTGATCATCGCGCCGCAGACCATCAAGCAAGGCAAGCTGACCAGCTTCACCGCTATCGAAGCCATGTGGACCACGCCGAACGCCTACAATGCGATTGATCCGACGGCGACTGACTTCTATAAGCCGCGCAGCTGGTTCCTGCTGGGCAAAGAGGTTCATGCATCTCGCCTGCTGACCATCATCACGCGCCCGCTGCCTGACATGCTCAAGCCTGCCTACAACTTCAGCGGCATGTCGTTGAGCCAACTGGCTGAGCCGTATGTGAACAACTGGCTGCGTACTCGTCAGGCTGTGTCAGATCTGATAAACAACTTCTCGATCACCGCGCTCAAGACCAACATGGGTCAGATGCTCCAGGGTGATTGCGACGGCGGCGATATCCTGGCCCGAGCTGACTTCTTCACGCTTACTCGCGCCAACCGTGGTCTTATGCTGCTGGACAACGAAGGCGAAGAGCTGGTGCAACTGAACACCCCACTTTCCGGCCTGCACGAACTCCAGGCTCAGGCTCAGGAGCATCAGTGCAGCGTCACGCGCATTCCCGCCATGATCTTGACCGGCATCAGCCCTACCGGCATGAACGCATCCAGCGAGGGCGAGATTCGTTCGTTCTATGACTGGATCAGCTCTCAACAGGAATCGTTCTACTATCACCCGCTCGAGATCTGCATTCAAGTTCTCCAGTTGCACTTATGGGGCGAGATCGATGAGACCATCACGTTCGAATTCAATCCATTGTGGCAAGTGAGCGCGCTTGATGCCGCAAACATCCGGGTAGCCAACGCTAACGCAGACGCCGTGTATCTTGATCGCTCCGTGGTCAGTCCTGAAGAAACTCGCGAGCGCCTGGCCGCCGATCCAGATAGTGGTTATGCGGGGATCGATGTTGAGGATTTGCCGGAAGTGATCGAGAGTGAAGATCCGGCGATGTTCGGCGATAACCCAGACGACGTAGCGCCAGGCGGGGAACATGGGAGCCAAGATGATCAGAATTCTTGACCTAATCTGTTCAGCACTGCATCGGCACAAGTTTTTCAAAGCGGACAACCACGACCTGATTTGCAGTTGTGGAAAGCGCGTTGAGTTTCGATGCCCGCCGCCGCCAACCACCTCGACTCGGTTTGCGAGACGCAACTGATGGCAACCGCTAAGCGTAAAACCGCCCGCGCAGTCCTGCCAAACGTAGGCGTTCAAATGGCCTACAAGCGCGCCATGGAAAAGCTGATCGATGAGATGTCGAACAGCTTTGAGTACTGGCTTGCGGCTGCGTATAAGGCTAATCCTCCGCGCATGGAGGTAGCGATGGATGCGCTGCCCTCTGCCGAGCTGAGCAAGAAGATCCGCGACCTGGGTAAGCGCTGGATCAAGAAGTTTGACGACATGGCCGCTGCAATCGCGCAGAAGTTCACCGAGTCAGGCCGCAAAGCAACCGACAGCTCGTTTCAGCAGGCGCTCAAGGATGCAGGGTTTGCCGTCGAGTTCAAGGTGACGCCGGTTATGCGGGATGCCATGAATGCGACGATTGCGGAGAATGTGTCGCTGATCAAGTCGATCCCTCGGCAGTACTCCATGGAGGTCGAGGGCATCGTTATGCGCGGTTTCACTCAGGGTCGTGACCTGAAGTCGATCACGGATGACCTGCAATCGCGGTATGGCATCACTCATCGTCGCGCCGCCAACATAGCCAGGGATCAGTCCAACAAGCTGACCGCCACTGTCACGCAGACTCGTCGCATTGAGCTGGGCCTGTTCGAAGCCGAATGGATCCACTCAGGCGGCGGCAAAGAGCCCCGCCAATCGCACGTCAAGGCTGGCAAAGATCGCAAGAAGTTTGACGTGCGCGTCGGGTGCCTCATAGATGGGGTTTATATTTTGCCTGGAACTTTGATCAATTGCAGATGCAGTAGCCGCACGATCCTCCCCTTCTGATATCATGGCTGGAATATCCACATGAGTATTCCAGCCCATGGACGATTCAAAAAAATGCAACAGATGCCTTGAAATCAAGCCGCTTGACCTGTTCTTTAGGTGCAAGAGGTCTCCTGATGGTCGCGAGAATGCCTGTAAGGCCTGCGATAAAGCTAGAAAATCAACACCGGAACAGGCGGCAAGAATTAAGCAATACTGGGCCGACAGGTACAAGGCTACAAAAGATAGCCGGACCCCGGCACAAGTAGAGAGCGCAAAGAGATCTGTTCGCCTTTACGCAAGGCGCTGGAGGGAAAGCAATAGGGCCGCAATATTCAAAATTTACGGCGGGAAATGCAATGCTTGCGGCGAGTCCGACCCAATCGTTCTTGATGTCGATCATGTGAATGATGATGGCGCCTCGCATCGCGCAGAGAGGGGATTCGGGCAAATGCTGATGAAGGATATCCTTGATTCCGGGTATTGCCCCGAGAGATTCCAGCTCCTATGCAAGAACTGTAACTGGAGGAAGGAATACGCCAGGAGGATTGCTAATAGAACTGAATAATCCCCCTTTTAAGTTGACATACTGATTATCTTGGGCGATTATCTCTTGGCGCAATGGTGCGTATGACGGGAGATAATCGTTATGAGCTGGCAAGATGATGAGCGGAAAAAGATCAGCGAAGAGGCTTGCGGCGGCCCAGCCTTCCCAAATTCCGAGCAGGTCGGCGATATGAGCGTCACCTATGGCGGCATGTCCCTGCGCGACTACTTTGCGGCGAAGGCGATGCAGGGCCTAGCGACAACATTCGAAGGTATGACTCTTGAGACTATCGAAGAGTCGATACCGGTTGTTGCGAAAATATCAATGGCTATGGCCGACGCCATGCTTGCGGAGCGTGCGAAATGAACGAAGCTCTGTATTCGCAAATTCAGGTGATCGGCAGAACTAATGCGACGGTTCATCAGGCACTGCGTATGGCTGAGCACGGACAATGCTCATACGAAGAAGCGCTACAGATGGCTGTCGTTCAACTGGTGGCAATCACTGATTCGCAGCAGAAAACTCTGCTTGACTTCGCAATGCGTCAGCCGGCTCCAATCATGATGGTAGGTGCGAAATGAGCAAGCATACGCCTGGTCAGTGGTATTGGGATTTTGATCGTGATGGCAAAGCAAGCCTTCGATCTGACACATCTGGCGAGCCAATCATGGATGAAGGCCAATGCCCGAGTATTGAAGATCGATGCCTAATCGCCGCCGCGCCGGATCTGCTTGAGGCGCTGGAGTCATTAGCTGATGACTACCTTCGCAAAGATGGTCTTGGTTTCGACCTTTTAGCCTCAACCAAAATGTTTGCAGCAATCCGCAAAGCAAAAGGAGAATCCCAATGAAACTGGTTGATATTTTGGCGCGGGAGTTGAAGGTTTGGCCGGAAGGCGTCCGAGCTATCACGCAGGGTGGCGGATCAGGTGTTTTGCGAGATGAGTCATTCAGGGAGATCCAGCCATCTACCTATCTCATGATTGCTGATGATTCTGGAGATCCAACAGTAAAACGCAATGGAAACTTATCATCATCGGTCACCCGAGCCCAATGGCAAGCCGCTGTCGATGCGCTGAAGGCTGAGGTACATCCAGCTGAGTCGATGGCGCTGCACCATCAGGAAGTCGGTCGGATTACTCGCCAGTGGAATGGCGAGGGGTTGCCGCCTGTTGGGGTTGATGTGCAGATGAGTCATGGGATTGCGCAAGTAACCTCATATTCTCCAGATAATAAATGGGCGTTTCTTTGGGTCGCAGAGTCAAATTTGCCGAGCCTTATCAAGATTGATAATCCGGCAATGTTCCGCCCAATCCGCACCCCCGATCAGATTGCGGCGGAACAACGTAATCTCTCAATTGGTGAAATGCGAGAGATCTGGAACTTTTCCGCAAGCTCAGGCGCAGACCCTTTCATTGCCCTGTATGCAGCTGGCTACCGCAAATTCGAAATAGTGGATAATTGATATGTCTAGATCCGATGACTCAATCCGAAATCAGCAAGTAACCACCTTTCATTGCGCCGTATGTGGTGAGCACTTGAAAGTCGCATACACACCTGATGCTAGGCCAAAAGATGGTGATGAACGCGACATGCCCACTGGGGCCGCTATGCTGAGAACCAAGTTATCCATCTGGCCCTGTCAAAAATGCATGCAGCCAGCTAAGGATGTTTCCGCTGCGCTTGGTGTCCTGGCTAAAATCGCAAGTCAATCAAAGGGCTAACCGATATGACCCTCTACCTGCTATGGCTCTTAATGGCCTGGATCGAGCTTCTGTTTATTCTGGCGGGGAAGTGAGTATGGATAATCTGCAATGGATCGGTATTTGTCTCGCCTTCCTTTCGGCGAATACAGTCAAAGGAATGCCAGGAAGAACTCAGCTAGCCAAAAAGACTCGCGCGCTCGTTGAGCATGATCGCGCATTAAACAACTGGCCCAGGCCGAATACATGATCGCGCAGGGTATTGAAACCCAACAAAACGTCGCGCATACTGCACGGCATGAAGACACCTGGCCCTGTTCTTGCATTTGATCGCGCATCTGTCCGTCGATACGACGATGACGGACGATTGCACGTTGCGATAACTAATATCTCCAAGGCCAACGTCTGCCAGTATTACGGCGCCGAGATTCCTAAGTGGCAATCGCTCGGCCTGGATGCGCAGAAGGTCTACCGCCTGTTGCGCGACCCTGCGGCCCTTGAGGCTGCCGCGCCAACGTTCAACAACGTCCCTCTCCAGATCAAGCACGTTCACCAGAAAGCCAATGACCCGCAAGCAGATCTAATCGTTGGTTCGGTCAGTGGTGCCGTGTTCGTCCATCCCTACCTGTCTGCATCGCTTTGCGTCTGGCACGAAGAAGGCATTGCCGCCATTGAGACCGAGACGATGGTTGAGCTGTCGTCGTCCTACCATTACGATGCAGTCATGGAGCCTGGCGAGTTTGAGGGAGAAGCCTACGACGGCAAGATGACCAACATCAGGGGCAACCATGTCGCCCTGGTAGAAGAAGGTCGTGCAGGCCCTGACGTTATCGTTGCAGACTCAAACCCGTTCACCAACAAACAGGAAACCCCTGCTATGAAAACCAAACTGGGCCGAGCCCTGATTGCTGCGCTGTCTGCGGTATCCCCGAAAATCGCTCAGGACTCCAGTCTTGGCGCTCTCGTTGGGGAAGCCAAAAAGAAAACCTTCAAGAAGACTGAAGTGGTTGCCGCTCTGGTAGCCATGGACTCAGAGATCGATACCAACTCGCTCGACGAAATCATCGACGCGATCTTGGGCGTACAGGAGAATCCTGAGCCTGAGAAGCCAACCGCTCTGGCTGGCGACGAAGATGACGACGGCGCCAAATCCAAGCATGCCGAAATCATCGACTTTCTGAAATCCAAAGGCCTGGACGCATCCGATCTGGAAGCTGTCGGCAATATGCTGACCCGCATGGACGGCCCTGAAAAACCAGCTGCTACCGACGCCGATCCGTCGACCGAGGGCTACATGAAGGAAGATGACGTAAACACCGCCATGGACTCCATGCGCAAATCACTGACCAAGCAGTTCCGCGATCTGGAGCAGGCCAAGGCAGATGTGCGCCCTACTGTCGGCGATGTCATCGGCATGGACTCGGCGCCAAGCGTGTATCGCTTCGCACTGGATCAGATGAAGGTTGATCACAAAGATCTTCATGACTCCGCTCTGGGCAAGTTCTACGCGCTGGCTGCTGGTCGTCCATTCGTCAAGTCTCCAACCATTGCTAGTGATTCTGCCGCTGTAGCAGACATCCCTGGCCTCTCTCGTTATAGCTAAGGAGACGTCATCATGACTGCTGGCTTCCAACAAACTGTAAACCTTCAACAAGCTGCGGCTGTTGCTGGTGACTTCGCATCTGCCAACCCGCGCAGCTCCGTCGTGTCGCATGAGGGCACTTTGGTTGCTGGCGCTACCGGCGTAATCGTCGGTCGATTTGCCTGGGCTACCGGTGCAGGCATCGTGTCTAACGCAGGTTCTGGCGTGCCGACTGGCTTCGTGCATCGTCGCCAGGGTTCGGCACTGATCACCACCTACCTTGCTGAAACCTCGAATACCATCCCGCAGGGCTTCGAAGTCACGCTGATGAAAGATGGTGACTACTGGGTTGCCCCAATTGTCAACGCCGTGACTGTGGGCCAGAAGGTGTTCGCATCGCTGACCACTGGCGAAATCCAGGGCGCCGCAGCTGGTGCAACTGTTGCTGGCTACATCGAGACCCAATACACCATTTCCGGCTTCCCGGTTGGCGGCACTGGTGCCGTTGGCGAGTTGGCCGTAATGTCCCGTCCGTATTAAGGAGCCTGAAAATGGACCCAATCATGCAAGCACTCCTTGAGCGAGCCGGTATCGCGTTTGACTCAAGTTTCGGCACTACCCGCATGCTGCCGAAAGGCAAAAGCTATCGTGACATCATCGGCGTTGATCGCGATGGCGCTCTGATCGCGATGGACGCCGCGTTCCCGCTGGTGACAAACGCCAACAGCGGCATCCCTGCGATGCTGTCTACCTTCATCGATCCCAAGTTGATCGAAGTTCTGAACGCTCCGATGAATGCCGTGGAAGCGGCTGGTAGCGAGAAGAAAACCGGTGACTGGACCACTCGCACCGCAATGTTCCCCGTGATCGAATCGACTGGTGAAGTTACCAGCTACGGCGATTACAACAACAGCGGCTCGACCGGCTCCAACTTCCAGTTCCCGCAACGCCAGTCGTATCACTACCAGACTGTTACCCAGTGGGGCGAGCGTGAGCTTGCTGATGCTGGCCTGGCTAAGATCGACTACGCTGCACGCCTGAACATCGCATCGGCCTTGGCTCTGAACAAGTTCCAGAACAAGACCTACCTGTTCGGCGTTTCCGGCCTGCAAAACTACGGCATGCTGAACGATCCGGCGCTGCCTGCCGACATCACGCCAAACACCAAAGCCGCTGGTGGTACTGCGTGGATCCTGCCGACCGGCCAGATCAATGCGACCAACCTGGAAATTTATCAGGACGTGCAGAAGCTGTTTTATGCACAACTGGCCCGCAACAAAGGCTTGGTTAACGCCAAGACTCCGATGACCCTGATCATGTCGCCTCAGTCCGAACTGGCAATGACCGTGGCAAATGGCACCGTGACCACCGTGGTTGCATGGGATCTGATCACCAAGGCCTTCCCTAATATGAAGGTCGTGTCGGTTCCTGAGTACGCCACCGCTTCCGGTCAGAAGGTGCAATTGGTTGTTGATACCTACGAAGGCCAGCGTACCTGGGATCCTTCGTTCACTGAAAAAATGCGTGCGCATCCGATCATCATCGAGATGTCCGCGTTCAAGCAGAAGAAGTCGGCTGGCACCTGGGGCACCGTGGTCTACATGCCTACGTTTGTGCAAGGTGGCATCGGTTACTGATGCCTGAGTAATGAAAACGCCCAGCTAACCCTGGGCGTTTTTGTATGCGCGATTTGCCGAACCGGGATGCCCGTAGTATGCTCAGGCTTTAGCACTTGACTGAGCAATCCCACCAAATTCAGGAATAACTAGTATGTCAAAAGTAATCGTGATCGGCTGCCGACTTCCAAGCGGTATCGTGCTGGACCTGATCGATAAGTCTGGCAAACATGTACATGTACGACTGAACGGCCAGAACTCCGCTCAGGAAGACAGCCCAATCATCTTGTTGAGCGAGCGCGACTACGGTGAGACCATCGTCGACGCTGAATTCTGGGGAGCCTGGAAAGCCAAGTACGCCGACTTCGAGCCTCTGGTAAGCAAAGCCATCTTCGAAGCCAAGGATGAGCGTGATGCCAAGGCTATCCACAAGGAAGTAAAAGGCATCAAGACCGGCCTGGAACCTGCGCCGCAAGAAGACGGCACCATCAAAAAGGCTGATTAACCCATGATTAATATCGAGCAAGAAATCATTGATAAAGGCCTGACTGCGCCACGCGTAACCCCTGGCGATGTAGAGCGCAACATCCGCAGCGAGTTCTACTTTACTGCCGGTGAAGGTGTATTGGGTCAAAGCCAAATGGGCGCCAAGCCTGCTGGCAACGCCGACAGCCTGAACCGCCTGACTTTCTGCGTTCTGGTGTTGGCTAACGGATTTACCGTGACCGGTGAGAGCGCTTGTGTAGCTAAGGCAAACTTCGACGCCGAGATTGGCAAGAAGGTAGCTCGGCAGAATGCGATCACTAAGATTTGGCCTTTGATGGGCTACGAACTTACCCAGCGCCTTCACGTCGAGTCCTAACCCATGGCCGTCGTCATCTTCGATCCAACAGCATTCAAGCTCGCTTATCCGCAGTTCGCTGCGGTTAGCGATGGCATGCTGACGAATTACTTCAACTTGGCAACGCTGTACCTGTCGAACACCGATTGCAGCATTGTCCAAGATATCCCGAAGAGGACGACGCTGCTTTGGCTGCTGACCGCGCACATTGCCTACCTGAGTGGCGCCCTTAACCCTGACGGCCAGCCTGGCTTGGTCGGGCGCATCTCCAGTGCGACAGAGGGCAGCGTTTCGGTTTCGACTGAAATGCCAATGACTCCAAGTTCAGCTTGGTTTTTGCAGTCAGCCTGGGGAAGTATGTTCTGGCAGTCCACGCTGTCGTTGCGCAGCTTCCGTTATCGCGCTCGCCCTACAGTTGTGGAGGGGCAAAATGGCCGTGCTTTCTGGGGGCGATAGCATCGCCAAGGCGCTTTCGGCTATCGGCCAAAAGATGTCTGGTTCGCTGACCGTCGGCTTTATGAATGGTGCCACCTACCCGGATGGCGTCAAGGTTGCCCAGGTCGCATTCTGGAACGAATTCGGCACCACCACGTCCCCTTCCAGGCCATTCTTTCGCAAGATGATTGCAGATGAGTCGCCAGGCTGGGGGGCGCTGGTTGCTCGTGCGGCCGCATACTACAACTACGATGGCGCGACAATCCTGAATTTCATGGGTGAGAAGATAGCCGAAGATCTTCAGCAGTCCATCGTTGGCTGGCAGGATCCGCGTAACGCAGCCTCCACTATCGCCAAGAAGGGCTTCGACAAGCCGCTGATTGATACCGGAGATATGTCGCGCTCAATCACGTATGAGGTGATACTTTGAACCTGCGCGGCATAGCCAACAACGCAATCCAGGGCATCAACCCCAATATTTCTGTCGTGGTACGGCTGCCTGCTGGTTACACCATCGATCCAGCCACGCGCAAGCAAGTACCTGCGTACACCAATACTTCGGCCCAGGGGCAGCTACAGGCTCTTGACGGTGATGACCTAAAGCAGGTGGCTGGCCTAAATATCCAAGGCACAATCCGCGCCATGTACCTCTATGGCAGCCTGGCTGGCGTGATCCGCCCCGATGGCAGTCCTCAGTCTCACGTCATCTTCACCAGTAACGAAGCTGGCGTCGTAAAGTCTCGCGAATGGGGCGTCTTCAAGGTGCTTGAGTCCTGGCAGACGTGGTGCAAAGTGGCGATTGTTTATCAGGATACTGCGCCATGAATATTGATGCCGCAGTAGTCGCCGTCGCTGACTTCCTCCAGCCACTGATGCCTGCTGGCACGCAGATCGTGCGCGGCCAGGTCAATGATGTGCCAGCCCCGCTCCCGCCCAGCATAGTTATTACGGAAATCGGCCAGCCCCAGTACACCACGACCCGCACTAAACTTGATGGAGTTGCTGGCACTCAGTCCTATGTAATGCCCGTGCAACTGCGCTTCCAGCTCGACTTCTACGGCTGGTCTGGCGGCGAGATGTCCAGCATCACGACAACCATGATCCGCAGCATCTATCCGGAAGGTCGATTCCCTGAAGGCGTCAAGCCGCTCTACTGCACCGACGCATTCCAGTCACCCCTAATGACCGGCGAAAAGCAGTTTGAAGCACGTTGGACCCAAGAGCTATATGTGCAGTACAATGCGCCAGTAACTGTGGCGCAAGAATCCTTTAACGCTGTCGGCGAAACCTCTGTGGAGCCAGCCAACATCACTAACCCTGTGGAGTAATATGCATGGCCCAGACAATCCCGGTGTCGCAAGTTGTCACCATTAACCCCGCAGTGGTTGGCGCTGGTGGCAATCCACTTGCACTCAACGCGATCATGCTGGACCAGAGCCTTACGGTTCCTATTACATCGCTGCTGAGCTTTCCTAGCGCTGACGATGTTGGCCTGTACTTTGGCACCAACTCCACACAGAAAGCGCTGGCAGACAACTACTTCCTCGGCTTCGATAACAGCACCAAGAAGCCTGGCACCCTGTTTTTCGGCGGTTATGCTGTTGTTGCTCGTGCGGCCTGGCTTCGCGGCCAATCGCTGGCAGGCACCACGCTTACCCAGATCCAAGGCGTAAGCGGCACCCTGATTGTGACTGTTGATGGCGTAGTAAAGACCGCCGCCAGCGTCAACCTGAGTGCGGCTAGCAGCTTCAGCAACGCGGCGACCCTGCTGACTACCGCGCTCGGCTTAACCGGACCTGCCGCCGTAACCTGGGACGCCACCAGCTCACGCTTCGTGATCACCTCCGGCACGACTGGCTCCACGTCGACCATGACCCAGGCAACTGGCGCCGCTGCTGCATCACTGGGCCTGTCTGCTGGCATCCTTTCGCAAGGTGCCGAAATCGATACGCCTGCTACCGCCGCTGACCGCATTAAAAGCCTGGAGCAGAACTGGGCCACTTTCATGACCACGTTTGAGCCGATCCTTGCGGACAAGACTGCCTTTGCGGTCTGGGCAAACGCACAGAATAACCGTTATGCGTACATCGCGTGGGACTCGGATGCGGGCTATGCGACCCCTGGCAACGCCGCAGTTTTCGGCACTATCGTCGACACCCTGAACTATGAAGGTACTGTCGTCGTTTACAACACCGTCAACATCGCCGCATTCCTGTGCGGTTTCTCGGCATCGATTGATTGGGCTGCCGTAAATGGCCGCGCAACTCCAGCTTTCAAAACCCAGTCCGGCCTGGCTACCTCGGTCAACACCCTGGCACTTGCCACTGCTGTACTGAGCAACAACGCCAGCTACTTCGGCCTGTATCAGGCTCCAGGCCAAGGCAACGTCTACAGCATCATGTATGACGGTCGCATGAACGGCTCCAAGTTCCGCTGGCTGGATACCTACCTGAACCAGATCTACCTGAACGCCCAGCTTCAACTGGCGATGTTTGTAGGTTTGCAGGCGGTAAATACGGCGCCATACACCAGCCAGGGCGAAACTTTCATCCGCTCGTGGTGTGCAGATCCAATCACCGAGGCGCTGAATAACGGCACCATCCGTGTTGGCGTTCCGTTGAGCATGTCGCAAAAAGCAACGATTGCTTCGCAGGCTGGGTTTGATATCTCCAGCCAGATCGAGACCCAGGGCTACTACCTGCAGATCCTTCCAGCTACCGCACAGGTTCGTCAGGCGCGCCAATCGCCACCGATTAAACTTTTTTACGCGGACGGCGGCGCAATTCAGCAAATCACCCTCGCATCCATCGCGGTCCTCTAAGGAGCCTATCAAATGGCTGAACGTACAATTACCAGTGCCGATAGCACATTCGTCCTTAGCTCGGCTGACTTTGCGCTGGCTGCGACTATCCTTGAGGGCTACGCGGCAGATGCCTCGTTCGCCATGGAAAGCGTGCAGACAGCCGAGACCGTCATGGGTGTTGACGGCAAGCTGTCTGCTGGCTGGACCCCTCGTCCTTATCCGCAGACGATTACCTTACAGCCGGATAGCCCATCGCGCCCGATCTTCGACCTGATCGCTGCCGGTCAGGATGCTGGGCGCACTGTCTACCGTCTGAGTGGCGTGATCACGTTGCCAGGCAACCAGTACAGCCACGCACTGTCTCGCGGCGTGCTTGTCGGTTACACTGCGATCCCAGCAGGCCAGAAGGTTTTGCAGCCTATGACCTTCCAGATCGTCTGGGAAAAAGTCCTGACAATTCCGCTAGGCTGATCTAACTGACAGGAGCAATACAGATGGCACGTCGTACCAAGGTAGTAACGATTGATAGCGAGAAAAGCCGCGACCACGGCAAGACGTTTCTGATTACCGAGATGTCTGCCGATGCCGCTGAATGGTGGGCTATCCGTGTAACTCAGGGCATTGTTGGCTCTAACCCGGATGCAGATTTCGACATCTTCAGCGGTTCTCTTCCTCGCCTGGCTAACTTCGCATTCGTCGGCCTGGCAAAGATTCCTGCTGATCAGCTCAAGCCTCTCATGGATGAAATGAAATCGTGCGTGAGCGTCCTGCTGCCAGATGGCAAGACTAGCCGTGCATTACTCCAGGGTGACGTTGAAGACATCATGACCTGGCTGGAGCTGCGCAAAGAGGTATTCGAAATCCTCACGGGTTTTTCCGTGGGTGGCGGCGAATAGATTTCGGGATTCAGGCTCCAAACAAGAATGCCGGGGATTTTATCAAGTACCGCAATACCCCCGGCATAATTGCTACGCTTGTTTCTTCTCGGCTCGCCACCCTCAACGAGCTTCAGACCGTCTATGGTGCATACGACGCCTATCAGATGCTCGAAATCCACCTCATCGACCAGCACAACAGGGGCGTCGTGAATGGCCACAATAATTGACCAACTTGTCGTCCAAGTCACAATGGATGATAAGCCGTTTGTAGCTGGCGAAAAGCGTATTGTCTCAGGCCTGGATAACACCAAAAAGAAAACCGAAGGCATCGGTAAGAGTATTTCCGCCGACGGCAAGAAAGGTGCTGAGTTCTTCGGCCAGCTTGAAAAGGCTGCGCTGAAGTTTTTTGCTGTGCTGACTACTGGTCGCGGCTTGGCGGACTTTACTCGGACGGTTATCGGCACTGGCGCCCAGCTTGATCGCGTATCTGCCCGCATGGGTATAAGTGCTGATACGCTGTCCAGATGGCAGGGCGCAGTTAGGCAGTCTGGCGGCACGGCTGAAGGGTTCTTGGCGACCATCCAAGGCCTTAGCCAAGAGATGACCAATCTAGCCGTCACAGGTCAATCCCCTATCAGCAAATGGCTGGGATTCCTGGGCGTAAGCCTAAGAGATGCCGACGGCAAGATTAAGACAACCGAAAAGCTGTTGGCTGATCTTCTTGATGCGGCCAATTCAAAAATATCCGACCCGTCACAGCGGTTCAACATCCTCAAAGAGATCGGCCTTGATGAGGGCACGATAAACCTAGGGATGAAGGGTAAAGCGGAAAGGGAAAGACTGCTTGCCGCCCAAACTGCATACTCAGACAAAGACGCCGAATCAGCCCGTAAAGCCCAAGAGCGCTGGGAAGGCGTACAGCTTCGTATTGAGCGCATCACTCAGAAGCTGGTCATTGACCTGATTCCAGCCTTCGAACGCCTCAGCGACAAGATGGAAGAGCTGGCAAACACATCCGTGCCAGTCCTGCGCGAGATCTTCGACTGGATCGACAAGATCGACAAGATCACGTCCAAGTGGACCAGAAGCATTGATGATCTGCTGCCAAAATTCAGCAATCCGACACTACAGAAACTGTTTGGCGGGTATGGCGGCACCGCAGCCAAGTTAAACCCATTGACCAATATGGTTGGTGGAGTTGCTGCTGGCGGTCAAAAGCTAACAGAATTCGTCAACTCTGATGCTGTCAGCAAGGAAGATCGCGGCGCCATCAAGGGCTGGTCTGAAAAGCTGCTTGGTATTTTTGGCCTCAAGCCGAAGAATGGCGCGCAATCCACTACGCCCTCTTCTTCTGGTGGAGGATCAACCCGGGCTGAACGTAACAATAATCCTGGAAATCTTGAGTTTGCCAGGCAGAAAGGCGCAGTCAGGGAGGATGGTGAAGGTAGATTCGCAAAATTTGCCAGCAAGTCAGAAGGCGTTAGGGCTTTAGCTAGACAGCTTCAGCTTTACGCTTCCCGCGGTATGGACTCCGTAGAAAAAATAATTAGTACGTTTGCGCCAAAGGGAGAGAATGACACTCGAGCATATATTGCTGCCGTATCCAAGCGCTTGGGTGTAAGCGGTGATCAAAAGCTAGACCTGAATGACTCCAGCACGCTGACCGGCTTGATCAAGGGAATCGCACGGCACGAGGCTGGCAGCGACTACCTCAGTGATAGCGACCTGATGACCGGCCTGAGCATGGCTGGCGTCAAAGGCGGTGGCGCACAACAAGCGCCAAACGTGAGCATTGGCGAAGTGAAAGTGTATACTCAGGCCACTGATGCAAACGGCATTGCTCGCGATATGCGAGGCGCCATCATCCAACAGGCAAACACGGGCGTTCGTTAATGGCGATTCCAGGCGTACCAAACCTGCTTAAGAATGCCCCCAAGGCTATTGGCATCACGTTGCTGGGGAATCTCGCGACCAAGCTGTGGGATTACTTGTTTCCAGGGCCGACCTGGGGCGTGTTCAATGTCGGCACGTCCGACCCGTCCATTGAGGTCAGCAGCGTTCTTGAGCTAGACGTTGCTGCCGAAGCTCGGGTTTCGGACTACTTCATTCAGACCGGCAGCTTCACCAGTTACAACAAGGTGCGGATGCCGGACATCATTCCGATCAGCTTGGTCAAGGATGGCGGGGAAACGAGCAGGCTTCAGTTGCTTTACTGGCTGGACGACAACGCAACCAAGACAACCCTGTTCGATATCCTTTCTCCTGAGTGGCGCCATCACAACATGACATTGGTTGGCTATCGGCTTAGGCGTACAGCTCGCTCTGGTGCCGCCATGATCGTAGCTGACTGCCTATTCAAGCAGGTCCGCGAAAAGGCCGTAGTCTTCAGCTCGTCAACGATTGCCAACCCAGAGGATCAGCCAGCCACCCCAACGGCACGCGTAAACCTCCAGGCTGGAGAGCCGTCTTCTGCTGGCGGAGATGTCGCATGGGCGTAAGCACTGTTCCACTCAAGGCCGTACCGTCGCAGTCGGTTAACGTCATCCTTGCTGGTCAGCCATGCGCCGTAGCCCTAAATGAGATGGGTGGTCGCCAGTATTTGAGCCTGAGCAATAACGGGGTGGTGATCTGCCGCAATGTGTTAGTGGTCAACCGGTCAGCCATCGTCCGAGCTGCCTACACGGGATTCATCGGCGAACTGGCAGCAATCGACACTCAAGGCGATGATGCCCCTCAATACAGCGGCTGGGGAACGAGATGGCTTCTAGCTTTCAACGACGCAATCTAAGGTTTACCTTCAAGCTGGCAACCGGGACTTTCACGGAGGAAGGTAGTCCTGACACGCTTGAGTTTGAGGGTTTTCGCGCCACTGCCGAGATTGACGCGCCTGGTGGTTATGAGTTCTCCACTTGCCGTCTGCGCCTGTATGGCCTTGACCGCCTGGTAATGGAACGCCTGACGGTGATCAACTACCAGAACCTCGACTTCATGCGCAACTCGGTGCTCGTTGAGGCGACCGATGATGATGGCCAATTCACCTCAATATTCTTTGGCGAGATCTACATTGCTCAGCCAGATTACGCTGGCGTACCTGATGTTGCTTTCGTGGTTGAGGCCAGATCAGGCCTGATCGGCTCCCTGGCTCCAGCAGCGGCTAATTCGTACCCAGGCCCGCAAAAGGTATCCGCCATTATGTCCAGGCTCGCCAAAGAGCTTGGAGTTGCGCTTGAGGACAATGGTGTAACGTCGACAGTCACGGACATGTACTTATCTGGCAGCCCACTCAAGAAGGTACAAGCGCTGGCGCAAGCCGCGCATATCCAGTTCTGGTATCTGCCAGAGCAGGGAGTTCTTGCGATTGCGCCAATGGGCGTGGCGCGTAACAGCGAGGCCGTGTTGGTGGACTTCACCAATGGTCTAGTCGGCTGGCCGCAGAAAACCCACGTCGGAATCATGTACACCGCTCAGTTCAACGCGGCCATCTTCCACGGTTGCAAGATCCTCATGGAGCAGGACGTTTCATCCTGTAATGGCGAATGGTACATTGTCAGCATGTCGCACCGCCTTGAGTCAGAAATGCCTGGCGGCGCATGGTTTACGTTCTTCGTTGCCACCCCGCAAAATACCACGATCAGGTCGAGATAATGACTACGGACACCGGTCAGTACTTTGGGTTCACAGATCCGACCACAACTCAAGGTGAGTGGAACAAGTTGCGCTTTGCGATTCAGCAGGAGCTGTCTGAGCTTAATACCAGCCTGCCAGTTCAGGTTGTGTCGGTGACTGGCGTCGGTGTTAGTCCGGTCGGGTTTGTCAGCCTGAGAATCCTTGTTGATCAAGTCACCGGCAATGACATGACGATCCCTCACGATGTGATCGCCAACGTCCCATACGTTCGCATCCAGGGCGGATCTAATGCGGTAATCATCGACCCAGAAATTGGTGATATCGGCATGGCCCTGTTCTGTAGTCGCGACATCAGCGCCGTCAAGAGTGCACGCCAATCCGCACCACCAGGCAGTCGACGCATGTATAGCTTCAGTGATTGCGCCTATCTTGGCGGGATTCTGAATGGCGCCCCAACCCAGTACATCCAATTTACGGCCGGAGGAATCATTGTGCACAGCCCGACATCCGTTAAGGTCGAGGCACCGATTGCTCAATTATCGTCAGCCGATGTCCAGCTTGGGAATATCGGCGGCGCACTGTTGAGGCTGATCGATGAGCGCTTGATTGCCCTATTCAACGCGCACACGCACGCATCTGGCGGAGCTGGCGTACCGAACTCCCCATTAACCCTAGCTGGTGTAGCCACCACGATCACGAAGGCCAACTGATGGCGACTCTATATCTCGACCCCGATAGTTGGGACTTGGTCTTGGACGCGTCACGCAGCATCGCGGTGGCGACCTATCCTTATGAGCAGGCGCAATCAGTGGCTAATGCGTGCCGCCTATGGCGCGGAGAGGCGCCATATAACACTAATCGCGGCATGCCATACGACACAGAAATCCTTGGCAAACAATTGCCACAGCGCGTCCTGGCCGGATGGTACGAAACAGAGGCCGCCACAGTTCCAGGCGTAGTATCTGCAATTGCGGTGTTACAATATGCGGACCGCGCCCTATCAGGCCAAATCCAATGCACTCTTGATGATGGAACCGTGATCAATGTCTAACGTCCCGGCTTTGCAGATAACCCCAGAAGGCGTAACAACACCCGACTCGGTGACTATCCGCAATGGCGTCCTGGCTGACGAAAACATTGCCTTTGGCGGCGACCTGGATATTGTCACGCCATCTACACCTCAGGCGTATTTGGCTGATCAGCTCACCAGAAATATTTCCGACGCCAACGCTGCGGTAACTTACTTCGTTTCCCAGGTTGACCCAGCTACCGCCGAATGCCGGATGCAAGATGCCATTGCGCGGATCTACTTCCTGAGTCGCAACGGTGCAACCTCAAGCGTGGTTCAGGCCCAGTGTACTGGTCAGCCTGGCGCGAAATTACCCGCAGGGTCACTGGCTGAGGATGACGCTAAAAACCTCTGGCAGTCCACAGGTGACGTGACATTCTCTGGCGGAGGCATTGCCAGCGTTCAATTTGTCTGCCTTGTAACCGGACCAATCCTTCTCGGCATTGGCGCGCTAACCCGTATCGCTCAGGCCGTACCTGGCTGGGATGCGGTCACAAACCTTGGCGCGGCAACTGTCGGCACAAACGTTGAGACTCGAGCAGCATTTGAGCGTCGACGTCAAGAAAGCGTTGCAAAGAATGCTAGGGGTTCTGCTCCGGCAATCCGCTCGGCAGTGTGGGGAGTCGCAGGGGTTCTAGATGTATTCGCCTATGACAATTTTAAAAACGTAGTGCTGCCGTATGGGGCTACAAGCTACCCGATAGCCCAACATAGCGTCTATGTTGGAGTGGTAGGTGGTGATGACGACGAGGTTGCGCAAGCAATTTGGAAGGCCAAAGATGGTGGATGCGACCTCAACGGTAATACCACGGTCGTGGTTAGCGATACCGATGGTTACAGCTACCCATATCCGACCTACGACATTCTATTCAACCGCCCTACCGCCCTACCAATCAAGTTTGCAATCCAGATCGCCAACAGCTCTGCATTGCCCGCTGACATTGTTGCACTGACAAAGTCGGCTATCATTGCCACCTTCAATGGCACCAATGGCTCCCAGCGCGCACGAATGGGCGGACAGATATTCGCTTCCAACTTCTACGCCCCTGTAGCCGCCGTCGGCACAGTTGTATCGATCATCCAAATCAAGATTGGCACCACTACCGCCACCCTTGACACCGTTAACGTCGGCATCGATCAGACTCCTACCATTGACGCGGCAGACATCACGGTAACGCTGGTATGAAGCAATACGCCGCCTCTCCGGTAATTCAGCAGCTTGTCACGGATCGGAAGACATATTTTCCAACTGACTGGCAAAACCAATTTTATGATAACTACTGGAATGTTGATACAGCGCAGAAAAAAGGCCTGGATGTATGGGGCCGCATAGTTGTTATTGGTCGAGAGATCCAGATTCCGGCCGTCGATTATTTTGGCTTCAATGCACCGCCAACTCAGTCGTGGGCACCGTTCGGGCAGGAATCGTTTTATACCGGCCCAACTGTCACCACGACGTACAGCCTTGCCGATAACGCTTATCGAGTCCTGATCCTGGCGAAGGCGCTCGCCAACATTGCATCGACAGACAGCGGATCACTCAATCGAGTTCTAAACCAGCTATTCCCAAATCGTGGGCGGGCCTGGGTAAATGACCTCGGCAGCATGTCAATCCGCTACGTATTTGAATTTCCCCTTGAGCCATGGGAAAGATCAGTGCTTATCGGCGGGGGCGCCATTCCCCGTCCAGCAGGAGTTGGTGCTACAATCGCTGAAATTCCGGTTATGACCTTTGGGTTTGCCGAAGCGGGCGATGGCTCGCAACCATTCAATCAGGCGCCATTCCTGAACAACGGAGCCGTAAACAATGCCAATTAGCACGCCGAGCCAGATTACGGTTCCATTTGCGACTTCCGGCTTAAAGAATGCCATTCCGTCGACATCCAATCCAGTTACGGGTAATGCTGGTTACGATGCAGGCTTTCCAGCAACGAACATGACGCCAAAGGAAGCTGGCGGCATCCCTCCGTTCGGCCAGGACTTCAACGGCATTCTGTTCGATATCACCACGGCAATTCGCTATCTTGAAGCGGGAATGCAATTCCCTTACAGCTCTACATTTGCTACGGCTGTCGGTGGCTACCCGCTTGGTGCAATTGTCACTCGCACGGACGGCACCGGCTTTTGGCGAAACACCGTAGCCAACAACATGACCGACCCGGAAACGTTCGGGGCTGGTTGGTCTCCAGAGGGATCCGGAATCTCGACTGTAGCAATGAGCAATGCCAACGTCACATTGACAGCGCTTCAGTCTGCGCGCCCAATCATCATCATTACCGGCGCTCTCACTGCAAGCCTTAACCTGATCTTCCCCACCTATCAGCGTCAATGGCTTGTCGTTAACAATGCCACCGGGGCATTTTCTGTTACGTGCAAAACGTCTTCGGGTAGCGGCATCTCAATTGCTACAGGTATAAGCCAGTCGATCTATGGCGACGGGACTAATATCGGGAGTGCGTCAGCCACTCAGACGCAGCAGTCCTCTGTGGGGTCATTCTCTAATCTAAGATCTAGTGCAACCGGACTTAGCGCTATCGTGACTATCACGGCTGACGAGGTGGTTCTTGAGGCTGCTTCCGGTAACTACCTTACAGCTAGATCCGTATCGATTACCACTTTAAGCCTGGCCGGGTCTGGCGCTAACGGTCTGGATACCGGGACATCAACGGGGTCAACGTGGTACAGCGTATGGATCATATCGAATGGTACAACTACCTCTGGCCTTCTCTCTCTAAGCGCTACTGCACCAACAATGCCATCAGGATTCACATTCAAGGCAAGGATTGGGTGGGTCAGATCTGACGCCACAGTCAACAAGTTTCCCTTCTCATATATCCAGCGCGGAAGATCATTCCAATACGTTGTGGTATCGGGGTCAAACCTGGCATCTCCAAGACAGATAGCCGTGGGCGTCGCTGGCAACCCAACCTCTAACTCATGGGCGGCAATCGATACCTCGGCATATGTGCCAACAACTGCCGCCAGAATACTTGGGGCTGCATCTTCAAGTAACGGCGGCGGGATTACCGTTGCGCCGAATAATAATTACGTGACGAATATCCCCGCGCTTACTGATACCGGTTCTCCGCTTGCGATGGCTGGACAGGCAACGACATTTCTTATCAGTCAGGGATTTAATTTTATCCTTGAGTCGACAAATATTTACTGGGCATCTAACTTGGCTATCGCTAGAGTATGGTGCATTGGATGGGAGGATAATCTGTGAAAATATGTATTTGGGATCTTGGGTTTCAGGCAAGATGGGTTGAGGACGACTATGTTCCGGTTGAGGGCGAAAAGGTCTTCGATGACTTCCTGACTGAAGAAGGGCTTGTTGCAGCATTTCCAGGGAGGGCTGAAAGAATTGCGGATATGGAAGTCCAAAGAATTGCGTCGATAGCCAGGGCTGATAGAGACGCGAGGATGAGAAACATCTATGACGCTGGCACGCAAATGATCCGTCGAGAGCTTGAGACTTTGCCACTTGATCCAGTGTACGAGGCTAAGTTGATCGCTAAGCGAGATGAGTTGCACGCCTATGCCAGGCTGTTACAAGCCGTACCAGATCAGACTGGCTTCCCCGATGTAATTGCCTGGCCCACCCCGCCAACGGAAGAGCTGGAATGACCGAAAAAACCATCAAGACGAAAAAATATGAAATCACGATCAGATCGCCAAAGCCGGACGCTAAGCCTGCTCGTGTTGCTCGTGATGGTCCAATTGGTTTGCCGACACCTCCTTCCTTTCCTGCCGGATCAGGCAGCTAAGGCAGCTTGGTATATGGCGGATATCCTGCGAGCTGTTGGGATGTCCGCCAGTTTGAGCCTGTGCGCCGCGCTAACCCCGTGGCGCAATCTTCGTCTCAAGTGTCTACTCGCGGCTATCTGCGGCTACTACCTGTCTGATATCGTCTTGTGCGTGCTCTGGTACTGGTTGCGGATCCCGTCGCCAATCATCTCGGGTATCATCCAGGGCGCCAGCTTTTCAGCGGCAGGTTTGTTCTACTGGTATCGTTCCTACCAGCAGCCATCAGACCAGCTTGAGCCAGGACGGCTATTCTGCGTTCGCCACATCCCCTGCAACCCGCAAGACTTCCTAATCTCCCTTTTCGGCATCTATGGCCCAGACGGCGGATACTCATTATTCGCTGATGGCTACCTGTACAAGTTCGCCAACGGCCAGCTCGTCCGAAGAAAGGTTACAGCGCTACCAGCAATTAGCTATCATGTGATCCGAGGGTCTAGAACAACTCCTGAGATGATCGGCGAGCTGGATTCGATGATTGGCATGCGCTGGACTTGGCGCAAGAACTGCCTAACCACTCTTGCGCCGATATGGAGAAAGCACCGTGGATGACCCGGCGAAGAACATAGCTTCACTATTAAGGGCTGACCTGCTGGCCCTGGCATTTCTTGGGGCTTTGGTCGCGCTTTCGTTTTGGCCCCCACAAGACCGCAGACGAGCCATTATCAACGTGGCGGCGGGAACCTCTATCAGCGCAGCAAGCGCTCCAGCTATTTACTTTGCCTTGCTTTGGCAATGGCCTTCATTCCCCATCGAAACCGCAATTCTCGGCGCCTTGTACTTCTGGATTGGACTGCTAGGCATGAAACTTGTTCCCGTGATTCTGGGTCTGGTAGATAGGCTTACCAAAAACAAATCGGAGGGAGTCGGCCAATGACTATTTTAGTTATTCCAACCCTGGTATCGGCATTTTACTGCTTGATGGTTTGTGTGTGCGTGGCTGGGCGCATGTCCAGGGACACGAAGGGCGTGATTCGTTGGCCTGTTGTGGCGATGGGCGCCGTAGCTGCCTGGGCCATCCTGAGAACACTCGAGGGCGGATGGCAGGTAAATTTGGCGTCCGTAGCTCATGCCGTAATCGTTATCGTCGGCGCCATCGTGCTAGCGGCATCACCAAGGATCAAGACCACACCTAAGGAGCTTATATGATTTCCATTTTTCAACTGGCGGCTGGTAGTGACCCGCAAATATTCCCGATCACTGGCGGCGCCTCCGGATCGCTTAATGTCTATTTGCAATTCCCATCGACGCCAACGGCTGGGTTCATGGCGGTTGAGCGTAGGCGTCCAGGCTCTGATGTCTGGGAATCGCTGCACGGAAACATTGTTATCACGCTTAACTCCACTTCGGTATCACTAAAGACAGACGGTGGAGTTTCAGCAATTCGCGTAACGGTTGTCGCCCTTAGCGGAAGCCTCCCGCCAGTCCTCGCGGTTGTCAGCAACGAAACAGCTACACCACCAAGCGACATTCTTACCGATGGCGGCTTTGGACAGAATCGTCGGCTGCGCGTTGATCCAGGGCAGACCGGCTTCTTTGCGGGCAAGTTCTTCCGCTCATATATCGAGTCGGTCATTCCAGTTGCAGGCCCAAGCGTGCAATTTCGCTTTACTAGTCCGATTGATTTTATCCTATGGTCACAAGTCATGGAGCTGACCCAGGGCGCGCTGGAGCTTCGTGTGTACACAGGCGCAACATCGTCTGGCTCGTGGGTCGCTCGCCCCATCATCGGCGTCAACCGCATGGTCGAGCGCCCGCAGCCTCCATATGCATCGCAGATCACGCTAGAGACCGGTGGCAACTTCACTGGCGGCACAGAAGTTGATCTGCTGAAACTTAGGACGGCGGCAGCAAATAACAGCGCGCAAAGCGCTAATATTCAGGCAAGCGAGCGCGGATTGCCTGCTGGCGTATACCACGGACGATTCCAGACACTTACTGGCGGCTTGACCGTCAACGATGCGGCTCAACTGCTTTATTCCCTGCTTTGGGAAGAAAGACCGGTTGCGACGTGAGGAAAAGTAAATGGTACTCGTTCCCCAGTGGCGAAGATGGTACAAACGCTGGTCGACTTGGCTGCTGGCCTTATCGGGATGCCTAAGTACCGCGATGGGCTTTATGCCTTCCGTGCAGGAGTACATCCAGCCTGATACCTACAAAATGATTATGTTGGGGCTGAGCGTTGCGACGTTCATTGCCCTGCAAATCAAGCAGCCATCGGTGACTAAATGAGCAACCTTACTGCGTTCCTCGACACGATTGCGTACAGCGAAGGCACTGACAAACCCGGGCAGCCAAGCCTAGACCATGGTTACGATGTGCTTGTTGGCGGCACTCTGTTCAGCGGCTACACGGACCATCCGCGCAAGGTTGTCGATCTTCCAAGACTCGGCATCAAGTCGACTGCCGCTGGCCGCTATCAGATCTTGGCGCGTTTCTACGACGCATACAAAAAACAACTTGGGCTGCCTGACTTCTCTCCGGTTAGCCAAGACAAGATCGCCATCCAGCTAATCCGCGAATGCAAGGCGCTGGACGATGTGAATGCCGGTCGAGTAGCTAGCGCCCTGAATAAGTGCCGGTCTCGCTGGGCATCGCTTCCTGGCGCCGGATACGGCCAGCACGAACACAAGGTCGAGACGCTGGTTTCGATCTTTAAACAAAAAGGCGGAGTGGCAGCATGAAGACTGCAATCGAATGGCTTTGGCTGATCAGTGTAACCATTACGACAACCCTTTTGGGCCTGATGGTGGTCGGCGTGGCGGTGTTCTCCCCAGTTCCTGGCGTATCGCTTAGCGATGGTCGCGTCATCGTCAACGTCAGGAAGTGGGCGTGGCTATGGGGTAACGATTTTGACGGCCTGGATGGCGATAAGCGCGGCTGGTGGGCGGAAAACACGCCATTCGGCTGGCCCGTACAAAGTAAGCGCGCCAGGTGGTGGTGGGCAGCGGTGCGCAACCCAGTCAACAACCTTCGCTTTCTCAAGCCGTTCAGTTGCCCAGTGTCTAAATGCATCATCACATTCAAGGGCAAGGAGGTCGTGGAAGACAAGCCCGGTCTGGGCGGCTGGCAATACGTCACCGCTACCCTTGAGGGCAAGGAGTGGTCAGGCTTTTACTGGGTGCGGGAGATCAGCAAAACCCGCGCATTCGTCGTGCGTACTGGCTTCAAGATCAAGCCAGAACATCAGGGCTCCGATGAGCCTAACAAGGGCTACACGTTCAAGGTCAACCTCTGGAAAGCGATATGAATACAACCCTAGTCGCAATACTGGCGGCGCTCATTGTAGGCTTTGGCTGCGCCTGGTACGTTCAGGTTGAGCGCTGGGATAATGACGTGGCTCAGCTTAAACTGTCCCAGGTGTCGGCGCTAGCCAAGCTGCAAAGTGAGGCCGATGCCAAGTCAGAGTTAGCCGAAAACCAGAAAGAGGCCGTGCAAAATGAATTCAATGCATTCAAACAGTCTGAAGGCGTGCGCAATGCTGCTGTCAGCGCTTCTGTTAAGCGCGTGTACGTCCGCGCAACTTGCCCCGCAGTGTCCGAAACCTCGACCGGTGCCAGCGGAGTTGCGAGCGGATCAGCCGAGCTTGATCCCGCTTATCGACAAACTCTTTCCGACCTCAGAGTAGGCGTGGAAGAGCAGCGCAGGTTGCTGAATGTTTGTCGGGCTGAGCTGATGATTCGGTGAATGAATAAAGCGCCCCTTGAGGCGCTTTTTTATTAATCCCCCCATGCATATGTCGCAGGCCACGCACCCCTGGTTCCAACCTCAACAAATACGTGGCGCATGCTGAATTCTCCGCTTCTGTCCGGGGTTGATTTAACCCATTTGTGAGCGGGATTGCCGCACTTCCAATCCCCATAATCCTTATTAACTGCTTGCATGAACACGTCGAGATCATGGTGACCCTTGCTCATAACGATGTAAGTGTCACTGCCAACACTCTCAACCTCTAATGGATATTCTTTCACTTCCGCATACTCCTAAGAATCGCTGCAGTTGCTTTGGTGGCGGCGTATTTGGCCCTGCTATCGTCACTTAGATCGCAGATTTGCTGCTCGGTATCGCTTAACCAGTGATAGAAAACCCCGGTACCAATTACGATAAGCCTTCCGCCAACCCAGCAGGTCGGCTTCCAGGGTTGGTGAGCTACAGTTGCCATGCTGGCATACTCATTATTGCCCAACCAAACAGATAGGCAGCAGCAACACCAAACAGCCCGCACTTGATCAAAAACCAAGTGGTAAAGGTGCGTCCCATGGCGGAATCCATACTCACCACGCCGGACGGGCTGCGCTCGCGCATTTCTTGCTGGGTGAATTTGGTGGCTTGCGGCTTGATGAATGGCCTAGCCGGTCCGGGAGTGCATTCGCTGCAATCACCATTGCCCATGCACGAGCAAGGCAAGCGGCCCTGATTGCAATCACACATTTTGGCTGCCATCTCAATTCCCCTTATACCCTTCGAAGTTGACCTTGTAGCCCTTGGCCTCAAGGAACGAAACCGACCGAGTGACTACGGCAGAGTATTTGTCCTGCGGAAAGCAAACACCAGTCGCCCAGCCTTCTTTGCCGCTCTCCAGCAAGATATCGTTGATTTTGGCGTCGGCCATGCGGGTGCACATTTCGACGTTGTTGGTGGTCGGCAAATTGTACATGGCCGAAACATTGCACTCGGCAGAGCCGTCTTTCATCGCAAAGCAGATTGCCATCATTACGGAAATGCTCATGGGTGTTGCTCCTGTCGGGGATTTGGTACTGGCAAAGCCCCAGTTAAGGGGCTTGAGGTGGGTGGGGTTGGTTAGCAAGGCACGTATCGGTCACCGTTCCAAACTTCAAGATTTTCGCGCTTGGCAAAATTGCTGCTACGCGCAGCCTCTTTCATTGCGTCATTGGGATCGCGAGCGCCAATCATTACCCAGCCATACGGCGATTTGCATCGGTAGGAAATAAAACCCTTTGCGGCGTATGGGCGGTCATGGCTTTTCATCTCGTCTTGCTCCGTTGTTCGTTTCGTTTGCGTTCCCGTTGAATCAAATAATAGTTATGCACAGCCACTATGTCAACTATCCAGACAAAATAATCTGCACAAAAAAAGACCTGCGGGTTAGGCGGGTCTCTTTGGTCACTCATCCATCGGCGGCGGATCGCCAAACGGGTCTTCATCCTCCTGCGAGAATTCCTGCTCAGGCTCAGCCTGTGGTGGCGTAGGCTTAACGCGAGCCTTCTGGCCTACCGTGAGTGGCGCTTTCTTCTCCAGGCGCGCTACGAACGCATCAGCGGTGATCTCGCCACTATCGATCCTGGTCTGTGCTGCCGACAGTTGTTTGGCGAAGGCTTCGTCGGGCCAGAAGACTGGCTCCACATTGACCGGCGCTGATTCTTCCTGCGGGTAATACGGCTCGATAGTCTGGATACCCTTCTTGCCGCGAGTCGTGTTGACGGCCACCTTCTTGGTTCCAGTGATGTGGCTCAGGTGGCTGGTACGGATGCCGCCGATAGCCTCACCGCCGAACTTAACGGTCTCGTCGCAGAACAGGACTGCATAGCGACCGATCCAGTTCTGAGGCTCATTACCCCAGCACGCGCACAGAACGCGCAGGGAAGTCTTCGATGGCTTCCACGGCTGCGGCCAGGAGTCGATAACGATGATCACCGGCTGCTCGCTGCTGCCAGACTTCACGTCTAGGATCTTGGCTACCAGCGAGCCGCCAAGGATGTCGCAGCTGTTGAGCTGGTCGGATTTTGCCTGCGTGGCACGTTGCAGGTCTTCGGCTGTGAGTGTCATTTTATAGCCCTCCAGCCGAATGACCGGCCTTTGAATTCGATATGCCCAGCCTTACGCAGGGCCTGAAGTCTGCGGTCAATTAGGCGGGAATCAATGTGGCAGTGAGCGCAAAGCTGGTGATAGAAAGCACACCCAGCCTTCAGCATGCCAATAATCTCTTCGTCTTCTTTCCAATACTTGCCGTTCATCACACACCTCCAAAATCAACACCACCAAGCAGCTCATTAGCCGCCCAGCTCGTCACGCTAGTGACTTCCGATTCATCTGCATACGCAGGCCAGATTCCAGAATCCAGGCATCGCGCATAAGTATTAAGCGCCTCACGATAATGCAGGCGCCCCAGCTCAAGCGCGACTTCATCCAGATCGTGAAACATGGTGCCATGCGGCGATTCTTCTTCGATGGCGAACAGCGGAAATTCCTTCAGCCGCTCGCCAGTCGCCCAGAACCACACGTCGCTGTAGAAAGCGACTTGCTGGTAGTAGCCGTAGTTCGTGATCGGCTTGGTAAATTCCACGCCGCGAGCGTCTTGGCACTTTTTAACGTCCAGCGCGAAAGTGGAGTCGCCAATGCGGTCGAATCGGCACTTCACTTGAACGCCGGTTTCTGGATCGTTAGCGACTACCGATAGCTCGTTGCGGCCTGGCGCCTTCATATAGGCGGCAAAGCGCTTGTTTCGATAGGCGGCATCCTGCATGCCTATCAGCTTGCGGTGATCGGTCAATGTCAGCACTCGATCAGCGCCAACGTCTTTCACGAGGCCTTTGTAGTAGGCGCTGCGCTTATCCAGGGCTTCAGTCGCAACCACGTAATGCGTGGCGAACCGCTCAGGCTCCAGCAGCGCCATGTGCAGATGAGTTCCCATCGCCATTGCTGGCGTAGGCTCCTTTTCTTCCTTGTACTTGAAGTGCGCAGGACTACGGCGCACCAGCTTGAGGCCTGAGTTGCTGGCCGCTTCGATGGCGAAGTATTCGTCGGCTGGGAGGTTTTCGTAGATCATACCGGCACCCCGTCAGCGTCGTGACCGACAGCCTTGAGCTTGGCAATGCTCTCTTCGATCTGGTTGATCGAAGACTGGAACTTGGCGCGGATACTTTGTGCTTCAGCCTCAAGCGCATCAATCTGAGCTTGGCGCGTGTCGATCACGGGATAATCAATATCCACCTCGACCTCGCCAAGGAGGACAATGGAGCCTTTAAGGTGATCCATTTCGTGTTCGGCGTATGCGCTGACGTAGCGATCCGGTGCGCGATAGTTGATGTACTCGAACATGAACAGTTTTTCTTTTTTGATAGTCATGGTGTATTGCTCCTGTCAGGAATATGCGAAAAGTGATTTGTTGGTTTGCAGCTCATACAGAATGAAAAAACGATATTCATCTGTGAGCTGACGCAACCAATACAGCATGTTGCCTCGACATTCGACGGCGAACTTTTCTGCCAGATGGCAACCAGGGTGATCGCCAAAAAGATAAACCATCATGTTGGTATTGACATTGCTCTGCAGCTTGCTAAGCGCTTTTACCTGCTCAGAGAACTGGAACATGCCGACAGCTTGCATGCGCTCCATGTGACCATCGCGGTCTCTCTCAAAGCCCTCCTTGAACTGATCAAAACGACTCTTCTGTTGGTCACTCATGTCTTGCCCCTGTCATTGGGTTGCGTGTTTGGTTGCCAGATAATAGTTATCCGATGCCAGCTATGTCAACTATTATTCTCGACGAAGATTAGGTAGTCGGCGTAGGCCAGCTTGAATTGTTCGAAGCCGTACACGATGGCAGCGAAGCCGCCTGAGACATCCGTAGCCTTGAGGAAGTCGCGCTGCTCCTTTGTGACTTTGCATTGTGTTCGGTCCAGGCGCTTAAGCTCAAATGCACCACGAATAGCTCCAAAGTCAATGATGTCAGACACGCCATTCTTCACCCCCATTTTTTGCCGCTTAGCCAGGTGCTGAGCCCATCCAGGCTTCTTCTTGTCGACGGTAAGCTCGTTAGGCACGTGCCATATCAGCGGCCATCGATCCGGGTGGTTGTATTGCAGCCACGAAGCGCAATCGATCTGCTCGTACTCTTCGCGGCGGCATTCGCCTCGGTAGTGGCTGTCGTAGGTGCGGATCATCCCTGAAACTCTTCAGCCGTCATTCGCCCAAGGTAACTGCAATTGAGCAGCACGGATGATTCGTGCGCGCCACAATTCTCCTTTGCCCATGCAATCCTTGGGCATGTGACCTTGTTTGTGTCAAAACCAAAGCTCCTCGAGCTATAGCTTGTCACTCCGCCAACATGCGACATAAACGTGAAGTGATACCAATATCGTTTGCCCATCATACCGCCATCTCCACTGCCTGATATTTACGCCGACCAATCGTGTACTTCGAACCCTTCTTGCGAGCCGAGATTTCCATCGGAACCGGTATCAAATCCACATTCTCAATCACCGTCGAAGCCTTCATAGCCCGCAAGCGAATCTTAGACCGCTGATCAATTGGCAACGCATCCACGAACTTGGCCCATATGATGTTATTGACCTTCTTGTTGGCGCCTGCGTGCGGGTAGAAGATCTCCATCGGGGTTTCTCCCGTGCTTAGCTCATAGCGGAACCACAGCTTGCCGCCAGCGCCGTGACCGGCTTTCATTGAGCGGACCGGGATGGATTCGCCGTCGACATAATGCTTATTGTTCAGCGCGGCATTCGGGTCGATCAGCATGCGCTTGCAGGAGCGGCACTCGCGGGCAACCTGATCGTTTTGCGTCATGCAGCCAGGGCACAGCCGGAAGTGCCAAAAGTGGTCGCAGCGTTGTGCGGCCCCCGTCAGCGGATCGCGGCCAGTCATGCCAATGCAGCGGCGTGCGGTCGGGCTGTTCATGGTTTGAATGCCGTGGTCAGCCATGCATTTCGGGCACTCGATCAGCTCTTTTTTCTCCTTCTTGGCTTTCTCCAGCTCGGCCTGATCAAGGATCTGGTTTTCGTAAAGATGGCCCATGGTGTCCATGACGCCCGCGTAATCCAGAACCAGCGCATCGGGCTTCGTACTGGCTGCGATCAGTTCCAGGCGATCCTGCGCAGTCTTGCCGAACAGGTTGGATCGCTCAAACATCGGCACTTCGTCGTCGACAATCAGCAGGCGCAGCACGCGGCCAATGGCCTGAATCAGCAGCACCAGCGAACCAATTGGCCGCATGAATACCAGCGTGTCCCAATACGGGACATTGACCCCGGTAGTCAGCACCGCCACGTTGATGGTGTATTTGATTTTCCCGGTCTTGGCATCGGCCAGGATACGGCGGCGATCCTTGTCCTTGGTCTTATCCGTGATCACGCCAATGGTTTCTGGGTCTACTCCCAGATCCTTCATTGCTGCCGCGATCTGCCTGGCGTGCCGCTGCGTGGCAGCAAAGATCAGCACACCCTTGCGACTAGCGGACTTATCAATTACGTCTTGACATACCGCCAACAGCTTCTGGTGGTCACTGACTACGGCGTCCATCTCAGCCTCGTCATACTCCCAGCCACTAGGATGCAAATGACTGAAATCGTATTGTTTATCGCTGTCATCTGGATAGCCGAATGTAGGCGGCACGACCCAGCCCTGCTCCACCATCATCTCAGTAGTGATAATGCCGTCACCTACGCCGCCTTCTGGGTAGTCAGGGTCATCAGGAGTGATGCTGGCGAACTTCTTCCAAAGGTGCTGCGGCGTGTCGCCAACTATTGATTCGGTCCCACGAAAGCATGAGCCACTGAAGCATGCCAGTCTCAGATTAGGTTTGCAGTCGTAGAAATGGTTGAGAATCTTCACAGCCATGCTGTCAGGGTTTTCGTAGGGGATCTGGTGCCCTTCATCCCACTCAATTAAATCAGGGTGAAACTTACCTAAGCGGGCGCGCTTGTCGGAGGGCAGCGCCAGTTCGTCCAGGGTGTACGGCGAAAACCGATACTGGCAGTTGCGCGGCGCATCCTCTTCGCCTTCCTTTGCCTTGACGCCAAACCCAAGGGCGCGTGAAAGCGTGCCTTCGGTGGCGTAAACAACCTGAAAATGAGTCGATTTGACCCTGCCGCAGCTCGCCGAGAACAGCGAGTTGTTGAGCAGCTTTTCGTCATCGTTGAACTGCCACGCCGCCTCACTGTTTTGCATGCACAGCTCGCCTTGTCGTTGAATTACAAGGACCTGTAGCATTAATTTCTTGTTGGCTGCCTTTGCCTTGATGTTTGCGGCCTGACGGACTGCCAGGGCCAGCGCGGCAATCAGGATGCTCTTGCCGCTCGATACCGATGCGTTGCAGACGATGGGAGGATGAATGTCACGCTTGCCCCATTTGGCCGTCACGCGTTCGCGGAAGTGCTTTTGCATGGCGGCAATTACGGGGAGCTGGTGCTCTAATAGGGGCATCCGTCAACCCTCAATAATGAAGCTGTCTGGATTCTGTTTTGCATACCAAGGATCTGGAGCGCTCAAGAAATATTCATGGGCAATGCGATAAACCTCAATCAGGGCTAACCCATGGCGGCGAATATCATTTACTCCGCAGAAATGCGCATAACCTCCACTGTCGAACATAATGTTTGCGCAGCCGTCCCACTTTACAAAGCCAGCCGCGCTAAGTTCCGACTCGTCAATAATGGGTGTATTGGCCTCATCAACCTCCCAGCTAGAAATTTGACGAAGCTCAAACTCAAATGAATGCGAGGCAGAGCTGACAACTTGCAACTGGTAGTGATAAAGACCACCCTCTTCAATCAGATAATGAATATCCATTATTCGCACTCCCGATCAGCTCAAGTTGTTTGTCAGCATCCAACGCCTTGCCAGCCTGCTGCATCTCGCGAACGGCCATGATTAGGTCGGCGAGTGCGTGAGAATTGACAGAAACCGATGCGGTATACGGTTGCTCGCAAGCCTCAATTATTACTGGATCAAGGCCATTAACCAGCACCACCGCATTCGAAACCACCATATCCACACGCGGGCGACTCGGAGCCTTGGGCGCCACAACCTTAGCAGTCACCTTGGCCTTACCCTGCTCAGCAGCCACTTCAATGCGGCGCTCAAGTTCTTTGGGGGCTTCGGTGCCGAACTCGCGAATCAGCTTGACGGCCTCTGTCGGCGAGATGGTTTTGTTTTCAATTGCATCGTGAACTTCAGGGCTGCCACCAGCGAGAAGAATAGACTGATCGACGTGCGCAAGAGACATGCCAGCTTCGGCGGCGATCTCTTGACGAGTAGCTCCGATCACGTCACGCGCATGGATATAGAGGCGCCCAAGCTCAATCTGACTCAGCTTCAGCTGCTTGTTCGAACTAGCAATCCGCATCTTCCGCTGAAACGGTGTCCCCTCGAACTTGACAGCCGAGATGTAGTTGTAGAATTCAGGCTCAATGTCAGCGTATTGAAGATATGCAGCAAACCGGCAATGACCGTCTACAAGCTCGATGTCGCCGGTTTCAGGGTTAACCCAGACCTCGATAGCTGGAATAGGCAGATTCGCCACCAGCGCCCCAAGCAGGCTGGCAATGTGTTCGCGCAGCTCGTCGTCCTGGGTGCGAACGTTGAAGCCGTCCACGATCTTGATATTGCGGATGTTGACGCGGATCGAGTCGCCGCGTTTGGCTGCCTGGTTGTTTTTGTCGGATGCAATATTATTCAAAGTGTAAGCCATGGCTGTGCAGCTCCTGTCGAGGAATTATTGATTATGCTTCGCTTGGCAGGCCAACGAGAGCATTAAGGTCGGCAACCTGGATTGCTGGCAGCTGAACTTTTGCTTCTTCAACATGCTCCGGCAGCAGCTCCTTACATTCAGGCCACGCTTTGAGAAGAGCTTTAACGGTGGTCACGGCGTTGGTTGCCGCATTGACGCTAGCCTTTACTTTTTCCCACGATTCGTTGTTCGCCTTTTCTTCGGCGCAAATGTCGTGGAATTGCTGAGCAAGTGGGTTGTCAGCGGTGATAGTGAAACAGCTTGGTGCGACCTTATATCCCTCCCAGCCACTTACATAAAGAGCAAGGCCGGCGCAATTAATGGTGATCGAGCCTCTACGAGCAATGGGGCTGTCGTCAGAGCGAAAAGACTCCGGTACCTGCTGACGAATCTTCTCCACTTTCGCATCGAGCGACGTCAGTATTTCGGCGTGTTCGCCAAGGGATGCAATGCGTACAGATTCATCCCAGTCTTTGCGCTTTTGCTTGGTCGCATCTCGTGCGGCGCGATTGCCGGATTTGGTCTGCGCGCTAGCAAGGATTTGTTCGCGGATATGCTTGGTCAGTCGAGTCATGATGTTGCTCCTGTCAGTTGAGATAATAAATATACCACAGATAATGTCGATTACTGCAATGGTTCTTTGTATTCGCCGGAAAGCAGGATTTTGCAGTTCCCGAAACCGGCGCGATGGGCAAAGTGATAACCATCGCAGTGGCATGATTTATAGCGGCCAGTCTTGGCGATCATCTGCGGCAACTCAACCCGGTGCCGGTATTCATCCTTTCGCCAGGATCTGGCGCCGCACACGCAGCGTGGCTGGATCTGGTAGGAATCCGGGTGCATCTTGAGTTTGCGGCGAGCGTTGCAGGATCGGCAGCGGCAGTGGGTTTTCATCCTTAATAATTCCTATATGCGCTGATTGCTGCCTTGATTGTATCGCCAACAAAGAACCAGATTATGGCCGCGATAATTAATACAATCCACGCCCAGTCGGGCAGCTGTTCAGCAATGAAAATAATGGGGATTGCTACGACCAAGGCAGCCAGGCTGAAAACAATCATAAAGGCATGGAAGCCAAGCTCTCGCTTAAATGACTTTTTAGCCTTGGTGAATACGTGTCGAAATTTTGCGTTCATAAGTCAACCTCGCAAGCAGGCCAAATCGCGTGCGCCTCGATAACCGCAGCAGCATGATCAATTGCACCATCCAGAACAACCATCTGGAATGGTGGGTAGCCGGTTACGCGGATTGTCCAGGTGGATTTAGTCATGGCTGATCTCCCTTGCCCATGGCGGCGTAGGCGAAAGCCATCTCTGCGTCGTACTCAGCAAATCCTTGGATGAATTGGCTCAGCGCCTCGTTTTCAGCCTTGAACCGATCAAGATCCACCAGCACAGCAGCCCAGCTGTCGAAGCCATTGGCCTCGCGAAGGGAAACCATGTGAGCCTTGAACTCG